CAGAAGATGGATCATAAATTTTATCTGCTGAATCAAAGAAGAATTTTACTTCATTGGCACTTTCAAAATTGTATCTTGCATTTCTGTGTGTAATAATGTATTTTTGTCCATCTGTGGTTAAGTTGATTATCCAACTTGAATCTAAGTTCTGGCCGCTTATGTCGCCTGTTTTACCTAAACTAAAGTTGCCTACAGAATTTACATTTTCACTTAATATAAGTTTCCATTCTCTGTCAGTAGCATAATCGTATCTTATTGCAAAGTTTTTGTAAGCAAACATCTTGTCAATAATTTGTACTTTTATATCGTCTGTAAATATTTTAGATAATGACGGAATAATTTGTTTAAGTATTGCACCATCTGGAACTATAGTTTTAAAAGTAATTGGACCTTTGCCGTTTTGCTGGATAGTGGTTCCGTCGCCTACTATGCTGTCTACTGTAGCATAAAGATAAGTTTTACTATCTCTATGATCAGCTTCACCGTCCATTAAAATGTTTTGGTTGTTTTTAACCATAAAGTGTTTGCCTGCCGGTGCTTTAAATTTTAGTAATGCACCAACTTCAATAAGTTTTAAGTTATTTGTAGTAAATGACAATCCTACCGGTAAAGGAGAACTGTTTACATCTAAAAAGTAACCAGTAATTTCATTAGTAGCTGTTTTTACATTTGACCAAGCCGCATTTAAATCTTCTGCATTAATTTTTGGAAACTTATCATAGTAAAAATTCTTTACACTATTGGATTTAATAATAGGTTCTAATGTGTTTACTATTAAACCTTCAATATCGCTTTGTGATCCAAATACAAAATCCTGTGTTTTATTGAAATATTCTTTGTACAGTACTCCATCTTCAGCAAATATCTTTGTATTGCTGTATTTGCCTGTAGCATCTTTCAAATCAAAGTAACGTGATATACCACTACTTACTCTGTTGACACTTTTTGTTTTAATAATATCCTGACTTACTTGTAGTGGACCTAAGTTATAATCCTCTGCTGTAATAAGTCTATTTTGAATGTAAAATGCAGCCGGTGCATTTTGTCTAATTTCATTATTTGATTCAGATGCTGATCCGTTTGTTACAGGAGCCGCTAATTTTAATGTAAGCGTAAGTGTTTCTTGTGAACCTGTTACGCTTTGATAAGGAATAACAACTTCAATGTTACCCATTGCGGCTGGAGTAATTGTGCCTATTAAACTATCACTTGATCTAAAATATGTTTTGTAGTTTCCGCTTGGTAAGTCTCCAAAAACTCCATCACTAAAAACAAGGTTAATTCTATCACCTATGCGTGTGCTTACAGAATATACCTTACGTATATTATTAAACAAACTGTTATAGATTATGTTATTACCTTTTATAGCTTCTAATTTAGTCCATTGATCTAATTCAACACCGTTGCTGTCTATTTCATATAACCAAACATCTGTGTCGTTAATTTTTTCAGCATCAATTGCAACTGTCTGATTAGGTACAGGTGTAGCTAAACTAAATGTGCCGTCTTGTATTTTACCTTGACGGAAATGCATAAAGAATCCTGTGTTACTACTGGCAACACCTTGTCCGTCATCTCTGAATAAGAAAGCAGGACTTACACCCGGTAGCGGTGCTTCTTCAACAATGTTCTCACCTTGTAATGTTGATGAAACTACTTCAAAGCGTGTGCTTACACCTTCGATGCTTTTACTAAAAGGAAATATAGCTTGTGAAACATTAGTAGCATTAAATCTATACTGTGAAGTTTGTACATTTTCGATTGTAGCATTTTTTAAAGGATTACCAACTTTATTAGTTTTTGGTAAAGCCGCATTTACAATTTTTGTAAACTGCTCAAAATAATTGGCATTTTTATTGTCGTTCCATTTGACTGTAATGTTGCCTAAGTTAAGTCCTGAGCTGTCTAATACATTTTCTGTAGTACGCACAGTGTCTATTCTTAGTAAGCCATTTGCGGCTTGGTTACGTCTTGGATTGTAAGAAAGCATACGTGCAAGACGTAAAATACTTTCTCTGCGCTCTGCTGTTTCAAGGAAGTTTTCTCTTGCATTAAGGTCAACACGGAAGCTGATGTTTTGACCAAGAAATGCAATAAGGTCTATAAGCGCAAGATATTCGCTTGATTCAATGTAATCGTTAAAGTCCTCAGGATAATTGTTTCTGAGGTATGTAATCATCGTTCTGCGAAGATTATCAAAGTCGTAACTTTGAAAGTCAGCGTTGCGGAACGATTGGTAAATTCTTTTCCAGTCTTCGGCTACAAGTAACCTTGACTGTCTATCAACTGTAGACATATTTTGCTTCCTTATACTTTAATATTTAGCTAAGATAATAATGTGCGTATATTTTTCTTTTAAGCTAAACCAGCGTTTTGATCGAACTTAAAACGCATTGCTTCAGAAATATTATACGGAAGATATGTCAATAATGCTTCTACTTGAATGCCTTGTTCGTAAGTGTCAACAATTATTTCGTCTACAGATATACGTGGATCAAAATTTACAATTTCAGTAACATTTCTTATAATCGCAGTTTGTATCTGTGAAGTAAACGGCTCATATAATAAGTCCCAAATTATGCATCCAAAAGTTGGATCGCTTAATTTTTCCCCTTGCCTAATGTGAAAATGGTTAATAATATCTTGTTTAATTAATTCAAAGTCATACAATGCAAATTCGTTCTTATTTGTACTTTGTGTACTAAAGCCTTTATATGCTCGTGTAGTAGGATTATCCACTTTTGTAGTGGATTTAACTTTCACTGTTTTATATATGTCTTTTTCTAAACTGCTCATATCGTATTTATTTAACTTCTGGCATCACCTGTATCGCCATCGCCACCGTCTGCATTTGCAGTGCCGTCAGCATTTTGTGTGCCAGGTAAATTCTGTTCTGATTCTGCTGGAACTGTTGCTTCTGCTAAATCTTCTCCATCTTCTGGTTTCTGGTTTTGTTGTGCCGCTTCGTCTGTAGGACCTAAAGGTATGTAACCTTTTCTAAATCTATATGCACCGCCTTCACCTTTGTATGCACTAAAATGCATAGCATCGTCTATCGAACTCCATGCACCTCCCCAACCTAAGCCATGCTTGTTTGCAAGCTCTAATGTGTTAGATGGCATATCAGTAATAGGCGCATTTGCAGGTCTTGGACTAAAGAATCCATTTGGTCCATTGTTCATTACAGGATTCGGTGGATTAATATCAATAGCGCCACCTGAAGCATGTACAGACCAACTTGATCCACTTACAGTTTGTCTCTTACAGTATCCGCCCAATGATTTAATTTGGTAACCTGTAGCTTCTAAGTCATCAATAAATCCTTGGAAGTTAGGAACAAATAGTTCTGCAACCATTGTGGTAAGTCCGCTCTTAGTTTTAATTTCTCCTAATGCACCATCACCTATGAAGAATGAGTTACAACCTGATCCTGATCCTCGTGCAGTATCTACAGCAAAATCGCCTCTTGTTGATGTTGTTGCTGTACCTCTACCTTGTGCGTTGTTTGTAATCTGTCCGTCGCCAGTGCCACCGTCAAAGAATGTAGATGATTGTCCTGCACCACTACTACCTGTAACTGTTTTGCTTTGGCCATCTAATGTTTTGCCGCCTATAAATGTATCAGGTGTGATAATTCTATCATTCAATGGTAATATGCCCGGAGATTCTCTATCTGTTTGTTGTGGCTTATATCCTTGTGGATTCATATTTTCATGTTGTGTCCACGGTTCGTGTTGCGGTGCTCTTGTAAGTATACTTTCGTAAGGCACTGCGCCAACCGCACCCGGGAACACATATGGTAACGGAACTGTTACTAATAAGTTTGGGGCCTCTGCACCTTCTGGTGCAGTCGCTTTCACTGCTGTTAACGCTGTTATTGCCGCAGTAGGATCATTTCCTAATGATGCTCCTCCACTTAGTCCACTGTTCCAATGTATTTCGCCTGCATCACCAGCAATAATTCCGCCAGCTTGTTGATTAATATTTGTTGATGCTGTCAAATAACTACTTGCTTGGGTAGTTGTGTTTATGTTGCCGCCAGCAAAAGTATCAATTGTTGTAGCGGCAGTTAACGATACATCTGCGCCTACTAAAGTACGATGATTTGATTCTGTAATTAAGTGTACTTCACCAGTAATGTTTTCATGTCTGTGTCCGGTAACAATAGTTTCTATGTTTCCGTTAATATAAGATCTACTATCTCCACCGGTTGCTTTATTCTGTATTGCTTTTGCACTAAGGAAATATGCATTTGTTGCTGTATCATGTATAGCAAGATCTGATGTTCTGTATTGTGACAATCTACTACTTGAATGTTTAGAACCATCTGTGCGTTCATAGATGTTACCTTTTACAGTTAAATGATCTGCACCTGATATAGAAGTGTTATTATCTTTACCTATTGTAGTATCTGCTTCGCCGTCAATTTTTATTTTATAATCTGCGCCCACAATAACATTTTTATTAAATAATGCTTCAATTTGCACTCTACCGTTTTCTTTGCCATCTTCAAAATGTTGAAAATCTGCCCATCTACCAGATGCCTTAATATTCACGTTACGGCCAGCATCAACATTAAAATCTCTTTCTGCTGTAAAGTTTACATCTTGACCACTCATAACACTAATACTATCAGTTGCATGGATATCAATTTTTCCATCTGAAGTAAGTTCGATCCATGCAGTTCCTCTACTGTTACCAATATAGATTAAGTCTTCTGAATTGTGTAGTAATATTTGATGTCCTGTGCGTGTTCTAATACGTATACCTT